GCAGCACTGTTTCGTTGCGTGTCCTGGCACCACGCACTGCCCGGTATGCCTGGATGGCAGATGCGCCACTTTGAAAGACTCCACGCAAGGCGCCACCCCCAACTCCTGCTGCGAGCACCGCTATACCCGCGTCCACCAGGCTATAGGGGCTATTAATAGATCGCTTTTGCAGATAGACCTGGGGTTGTATCATTGTGGCCTCGATCCCAGCAATGATTGCTGCCTCAGATGCCATTGCGCTGGCTATTCTTGCTGCATGGGTCGCCCCGCGTGCAACTCCCCCCAGCGGTAGCGTTGCAATAATTAAAGGGTCGGTCATAACTGCCTGCCCCTCACCAAGGAACGCCCCTACTGCCCTATCTGTAGGGCTCGCTCTCGATGCAATCTGATCCCTGGCGGCACGCAGCTCGGCCTGTTCTTTCTCTATGCGAGCGTGGATATCTTCATAGGTCTGAAATCCCTGACCATGCTGTGTGGATAGGGATTTAATGCGCTCACTGTTGCGTTTGAAAAAATCAAGGGCAAGCTCATATCGCTCCACTTCGGCGACACGGTAAAGATCGGGCCGCGGGCCGGAGTCGAACCGCATCGGATCAAACTCAGGATCGTACTCGGACAACTGTTCCATCTGCTCAAACATAAGCTGTTCATGGCGACGCCTTACACCGCCGGAAACCGTTTCCACTTTAGCAACATCCCAATACGCACCCCATACATCGCTGCGATCCGTTGGCATTTGGTCAGGTGACGTTATGCCACGACGCTGGGCGCTGCGGATTGACTGCTTAAATCCTGACTCAAAAAGACCTGGCACTATTCGACCCCTGGGTTATGTGCCAGGAGCAAGGGACGACCGTTGGCGCCTAGCACAAAATGACCGCTATGAGCTTCCAACATATACCCGGCGCCGCGTTTATCCCCAAACCCTCGCGCAAAATGCAATCGCAATACGCCTTTGTTTAATAACTCGGCAACCTCAGCCTCGGGCGATGAGGGATGCGTGCCGCCTAGACGTTTTAGATCGTCAGCGGTGATTGATTCCAGCCAGTTTTCCATATCGTCGGAATCCCAACCGCGCACTGGCACTGGCACTTTATAGTCGTCATCTGCCCCCAAAAATCCACCGCTGCCTTGCCACTCAAGTTCTGCCATGCCGCCGGTTACCCCATTGATGGCGTTATTAAGCCGATTGGTATCAATCTCTGTAGTCGCTGATGTACCTGCCACGTCTCCGTTTAGAAATGAGTCATACGCATAGAGTGCTCTTACAGCGTCCATCACCTGGAACGTCGCAGCGCCGGTTTCATCTCCTATATATACGTTGCCAATTACTGCAAGAATCGCCTCATTCATCGTTTTCTTATCCGGCGTCATCTCAGCCGGCATTGATTGACCTTTAATTATTAGCTCTGCCACTTCTGGCGCACCATCAAGATAAACGGCGCCGGCTATTGCAAAGGTTTTTGCCCCTTTTTTATCAAACTTCTCAAGCACATCCAATGCTATATTCGGCTGCAGGTTATCAATAATGACACTGAACAGCTGCACCTTGCCTTCTATATCTGTTGTGGCAAATTGCTGCACCATGTTTGACATTTCGGCAGGGGTAAACAGGTCGATTGGCACGCCATAATGGCTTCGTGCAAGCAATGCAATACCGTCACGCTTTCGGAGCAATGCAGCAAAATCGTCTAGTGTCTGTATATCAGGCACTGTTAAATCGGCTTGACTTATCACACCATCCTTGGCTGCCCGCAGCAGTCCGTTCCCGCCGTCGATATCTTTTCTGGTTTCGTTATGTGCAGATTCCAGGCGTTTTAATAATTCTGCCTCGTCGCCGGACATATCCTGGCGCTGTTGCTGCTCGACTAGGTACTGCGATTGCGCGGGCAGTGTCATGGCGCGAAATTCGACGCCGGCGTCAAAAAACTTTTTTTCTTCTTCGAGCTTGTTCGATAACTTGAAATCACCACTGACAAGCTCCTGCAGCTCTGCCAGGCCGTCCGGTACTTTGCCCTCCTTTAACGCCGTTACCGCGTCATTAACCTGCTCGGTCAATATTATTCCTTGTGCAGTCAACTCCGCTTTTGCTTTCGCTCGCTCGCCAGCTGCCAGGCTGCTCTGCTTACTACGCATCGACCACATCGCATTAGAGATTTTTTTATGCAGCTCGGGCGACATTTGCCCAAGATGGCCCGCTATAGACATAGCATCATCGACTTCGGCGAGCTGGCGAGAGCTGGCGTCCGTATCGTCTGGTATCATTTCCGCTTTATCTACTTCGGGCAGGTTGTTGGCGAAATGGTCGAAATACATATCAGCACTGGTACGCCCGGTCGGGTTGCCGTTCTCATCAAATATTTGCTTTGAATTAGCTAATTCTTCCTCGAACTTTTCAAGCTCCACCTGCATACGCACCCAATCGCGCAGCTCTTTACGGAGTTTTGTGGCGTCGTTCTCATCAATGAACATCGAATCGACGCCTTTAGCGATCTCCTGCTCTCCTTCAAAAACCAGATTACCTACCCTGGCGTAATCTTTTTGGTCTAGTGCGAGCTGAATCTGCCCCCGATTGCTCTCTAACGTGGCCGAAAATGTCAGGACCTGCGCCTCGCGGGCGTCTGCAAATTCCTGTTTCAATAATCGGGTGCGCGAGTTGACAATGCTCTGGTCAATCTTGTTTGTGGCATAGGCCCGGGTTTGTGGGTCCTCGATGGCCTTTATTGTTGCGTCCCGGTATGAATTGGCGGTTTGGTCAAATGTCGATACACGACCCTTTGATTCAATTTCGAGCTCGGATATCCTTTTGTGGGAATCGAGCGCGATGCGTGATTCGTATGTAGACCTGGCGCCCTTGTTAAACGCCATATCGTAAATAGTCGTGCCTTCGCGCAATTCCAGGCTGCCGGTCTGATGCCCATATTCCAGGCCGGTTTCATATCCGGTCTTTTGTGCGTGCGCCTCCGCTTTCTTGTAGTACCGATCACCCCAATCACCGAGCACCTGCGACAACTGGCTTGCAATCTTGGATTGCCCTTCAAACTGTGCCTGCGCGGGTGTAATGCGCGGCTCATAAATACGCGGGGGTCCAGGTGGTGCCGCTGACGGCCGGGGTGGCATCGGAATATTCGGCGCAGCCGGAGCACGGATTCCCTGCCCATAACTGAACGGATCACGGCCCTGCGGTGTGCCGGTGCGTTGGTCTGATTGATATCTGCGTGCTTCTGCCATGTTATCCACCTAACTGCGAATACCGATACCCGGCATTGAGCAGCGTATTTGCGGCGTTGATATTCGCACTGGTCTGTGCGGTCTTGCCCTGGATGCGTATCGCCTCGGCTTCGAGCTGCGATGACTCAAGACGCGACTCGGCACTCATCATGGTTCCTTCGGCGGCCATGCGGATCGCCTCGGCCTGTAGTTGTGCCTGGGTGCCCACCAGGGTGGCTTGTTGCATCCCGGCTTCGAGCTCAGTCGCCGCACCAAAGCGCAGCAGTGATACCCGGTCGGCCATGAGTTTGGCTCGCTCGGACCCAAAGAAACGGTTATCAACAATGCGTCGGGCGGTGTCGCCTTTGTCTATCGCCTGGTCGCGATCAAACTGTGTCATATCGGCGCCCATCATGGCGAGCGGGCTGCCGTCGTATGCCTGGATGCCTTGCGAGGTACGCAATGCCACCTGGCTGGATAGTGCCTGATTGAGCTGCCGGCGCCGTCCTATCTCCCGGTCGGTCGCCAGTGTTTCTTCTTCTTTTACCTGCCGCTCGATCCCGAGCAGCATTAGTGGAATTTCCTTTTCTTCCAGGTCGGCCGCCTTGTCTGCATACAGATAACGCAGTCCGGCCTGTTGTCTTACCGCACCGGCTGCCTGTTGCGCATAGGCGTCATGCAAGCCGGCATATTCGTTCTGACGGTCGGCATACTGCGCAAGTAGTCCGGCCTGTTTCTCACCACTGGCGAGTGTCATATCAGCTAATACACCGGCTGATTTGCGTGCGCTTTTCCCTGATGAGTAGCTTGAATATGCTGATGCAGCTGACCAAATGTACCAAAGCACTGGTAGACCCATTACGCCTCCACCTCAACAACCAGGCCCAGCAGAGTGAAAGGCTGCGGGTCTGTCTGAGTTATTGTGACCTGGGCCAAACGGTCCCAGCCATTAAGGTAAACCTCTTTGATCCCGGTAAACGACACCGGTGCAGAGTCCAGCACCCCGGTGCCCAGCGTCCTATCCGGCACCAGAACATTGTCACTTGATGCCGACGTCGTGATGTATATCCCCAGCGACTGATAGATATCGGCCACGATACGAATTAATCGCTTCTTTTCGGTCAGGATTGAGCCATTGCTGAACTCGGACGTGACCGGCATCGTCTTGATCGTGAGGTCGTAATCCAGACCCACTTCGACTGAGGTTGTGGTGCGTGCCAGGGTAATCGAGCCACTGGACGGAGTGGCATCATCCATAATCGCACCATCAGCCCGTACCCGACACGACTGTCCATCAAGGTGCGCCAGGTTGGCGACCGTGGTACTCGCTGACTGCGTTTGGTTTTTGTTTGCGTCGGTATAGGTGTCGGCATCAGCTTGCTCCAGGTAGTACACCGTCGCGCTGTTAATGGTGCGCTTGACTGCAAACCAGACTGTCGTGCCCTCTACCGTGATCGCTTGGATGTCGCCGGTGGTTTCCCATTTTGTCCATCCGGCAACCTGTTGGGATCGTAGCGTGTTGAATACTGCCATCGTCCCATCGGAGTTAACCACATACACATAATTCGCATCCTCGTTCGCCGTGCCTCGGCGTGCATCCATATCAACCGGCGTTGTGATGAGATGCGACGCCAGCAGCGTCGCGCTGTTCGATGTGTACGCATCTTCCTCCCAGGAGAATAAGAACTCACGGACCGAGCTTTGTCCGTAATCAAGGAATATTGTGGCGCCGTCAATATTGACCGGCGGCACCGTACTCGACCCGAACCGGGTCTGGTTCTTGATTGCGATATTGCCCGGGGTAATCGGACTCGATGAGATATAGAACTCGCCGCCAGTGGTAAAAAGCTGCAGATGCCTGGCCGGCATCAATGCGACGATGCCGTTTATCTGGTTGGTATCCAGGGTGACGTCAAGCGCATCATCATCCGCGCCACTGCCGACGTTGTAGTTGTAATAATCTGCAACCACAGAACCCCACAGGGTCTGCGGTCGTTGGGCCGAGCCCCCGAACCATAGGCGTTGCTGGTAAAACGCCACCGTTTTAGGCCAGCCGCGTGTTGCTGACCAGACTGCCTCGGCGCCCGAGCCAAAATCAAAGGTTGGAATGTTGGTCAGTGTGATGTTTGAAAGAGTCCAGCTGGTATGTGCGCCACCGCGTACCAGTTTGGCCGGCTGATGACTCTCATGCACGATAATCATCGTATCGGCCGACTGCGTGGCGTTGAGCTCTTTGCACTGCGCCAGGGTGTAAGTCGTGGTGACTGTGGCCTGTAGGACACCATCCATATACACCTTGATCGCGTTAAGCTGAAACGCCATCACATAGGTCTGTGCAACATTAAACGAGAAGGTGAAAAGCACTGATTCAGCGCCGAGCGTAGCGTGATATGCCATGCCAGGACGTCGTTTGAACCCACCCTGCGGTAAGGCTAGGACATTGGTGCCGGTATCGGCGCCCTGGTAATACTGTTTTATATCAGTCCGAGCTGCCAGACGTGGATCGAGCACGCCCGCATTAAATGTCGTCTGCAGCGTTCTCAGACGTGGCACTAGGCGCGGGCCTCAATCAGTGGCGAGTCCACAATACCGACCTGTGGGCGCGACTGCGAATCAACGAACCGGGCACGCTTTAACTGATTCTCAAACTTGAGCGTGTATATCTCAGCCAGGGAACGGTTACCGGTCACCGGAATGGCGAACTGTGCTGCCAGGTCATATTCCAGAGTTTTGGCGAAATACGCCGGCAGCCGCGACTCGTCCGGTTTAAACAGGTAATCAATCGCAACCTCGTTGGCATCCGAGTACAGTTTATTTTCGTAAATCTCATAATCTGCATCGGGATATACCTTGATCCCCATCAGATAACCGGACGGCAGAGCGTAGGCATAAGTCCATTGATTGAGCGGCGTATCGGTAAGCTGGCTCAACTGACTTTTCGCTGATGCAAAGCGCCAGCGATGCGCGCTCAGCAACGACTCAAATGTTGATGTGTATAGGTTCGACGCCACCTCGGCGCCAGAACCGCCTTCAGTGAAGCTCGATATCGTGCCGTGCCCAATCATCAGCAGAGCGTTCGAGCACATTGAAATATCGGTCGCCATACTTAAATCCTAGAAAAGAAAAGGCAAGGGCCGTATTCCAGACCCCTGCCTTTCCAGGTTGTGTTCCCCCACAAGAGGAACCTATTTACCGAGGACCAATTAGTCGGTGTCGGTTTCAGAGATAGCAGTGCCATCAGAAATGTCAACAACACCAGACGCATTGGACAGAACGCTGACGATATTAGTCGTTGGCGTGCTGGTATCGCACACCCAAATAATATCGCGCACCTGTAACAAATCGCTGGCGTCGTCGAAATACGCTGCCGTATTGACGGTTGCTATTGCGTCGGTTGTTGAATAGACCCAAATGCGGGGACCTTTCCCACCAGGGCCCACCTGCTGCAAACCACTTAATGCGTATGCCATGATGATTACCCCTTATTGGTAGGAAACGGATACAGAACCGTCGCCGTCTCGTGATATCGCACCCGCTTTCATTACGCCATTGCAAAGCCAGGAGGTCTTTTGCGCGACGTAATTAACTTCGGTTTTGATATCAATGCCAACCGCAAGGCCGATAGCGCTTTTGTGCCAGGCAAATCCTTCAATTGTGGTTGTGCCAGGCAGGCCGCCTTCGTCGCGGGACTCGATGATGTGCCAGTTAAAGCCCATCCAGGTATTGATTTCCCCGGACATAAGAGCTTTCACACTGTTGTAATCTGAACTGGTGACAGTTGAGATATTCAACAGGTCCTCAAGGCCGGCAGCAGATACAGCAAAATGCCGGTCGCCCGAGGGCACGCCTTTGTCGTTAAGATGCTTGGAGGCTTCGACCACCTTCGCCACATTCATGCCAGCAGACCCGTGGACAATAGTGCCCGCCGGACTCGCTTCAGCAGCCAGGGCGTCGATGATTAGCTGATCCACACGACGGCCCAACGCACCAGCAATGGTTTGTGCTAGTTCACGTTGCTCGTCAAAGTTGACCTCGGCAGCATCAAAGATGTCGGTGTACTCCGGCGCGTTCCAGTTTCCGAGCGTGCAGGAGATAAGAGAGTGCGAAACGTCCATCGGCGTTACATCCGCTTGGGTAGCTTTCTGGTTAGCCAGGCCCTTACCCATTTTGCGGAATTTGTATGTATCGCCGACTACGCCATTACGCACTGTAACGGTGTCGCGGAGGGACCCAGCTGTCTGAAACGCGTGTTTCACGTCGTCATCAAACTGAGTCACCGCAACCGGTGACAGATTAATGGACATAATATTTGATCCTTATCAATGTCTAAAAAATGCCGGGCTTACGCCTGGCGCCTTTCGACATTCGGGTATCCGCTGCGCGGGCCGACGTCTTACGGCGTGCGTGCCGTATGATCCGACTCCGGTCAGGGCTCGATAAGGATCGAGGTGTCCGTTCCTAGAGCTGACAGTTACACGTTTGCGTTGCGGACTCGCTTGCGCGAGGTATCCACCACAACCGCTTTACCTGCCTAGATACGGATTGTATCCATAACAATGGTTACATTTCAACTTTTAGGCGGCCGTGCCATACGCCTCCTGGTAGGCACGGTCTACCTGTTTCTTATATTCGGCGTCCACGCTCATGCGCAGGTGCCCGGTTTCGGTCTTAGCGTAACGCATCTGGCGCAATTCTTCGGCCGTGGTATGCCCGCTGGGTTGCGTTACTTGAGGATCGCGGGCCAGCTTAGCCTCGCGTGTTCTACCAATCATGGATTCGAGCAGTTCCACCCCGACTGCTGTGGATGCCACGCCTTTGAATATCTCCCACTGATCTCCTGACAGGTTGCCCTGGCCCCAATCAGCCAGATCGGTCAGACGTGATTTGGCGTTATCGCCGAGAGCTGCGAGCTCATTCTGCCGATTATTGTTAACCATTTCCTGCTCAGTGGACAGGTAGCCGGACACGAACCGCTCAAACGCAGCCTGGTTCATGCCGGATTCGCGTGCGGTCTGCTTAAACCAATCGACCATCGGGTTGCTTTCCATCACTCCGGCATCCAGACCATCGACCTGGGGAACCTCATAATCACCATCGGGTGCGCCGGTAAATGCGCCCATGCGCTTTTCCAGCTCACCGTAGGCTTTAGCCTGGTCCTCGACGGTTTTATATTTATCCTGTTTAAACCACTCAGGCACGCCCTGGGCGCCATCGACTTCAGCTGGTGCGCTCTCAACGGTATCAATTAAGGAATCGCCAGGCACTGCCTCGGCAGCAACTGCCGGCTGTTCGGTTTCGGTGGCTTGTACTTCCTGCTCGTCTGTCATGGGGGATACCTCACTGTTTTTGGGCTGTTTCAATCTGCGCCAGGATTTGACGCACCAGATCGGCACGACCCTCGCGGATGCCGGCATCGAACTGTGTCGATCCCGGGGTCACGGTGGGCCGCAATATGGTTATGGTAATGAGCCGGTCGAGCACGAACTGACCAGCTTCGGTACGGAAACACTCATGGAAACGTGATGCA